TAATTCACCACCCTTCTCCCCTTCAGGAAGAGCTTTTGTTTCCTCTTTATCAAAAAACTTACTAGTGCTTATAGTTCCCTTTTTTAATTTAAATCTTCTCTTCCTTTCTGCAGGACTTAGATACTCTCCTTTTTCATCAACAGCAGTAGTCGTCTCTTGGTATTCTGCTGTTTGTCTATGTTGTTCTGCTGCAGCTTCATCTACTTTATTCTGTGCTATTCTCTCTACTCTTTCTTCAAGACTTTCTTGAGAGGTTCCTTTCTTAAATGCACTAGCACTAATCTTTGATTTTTTCGCCTTTGGTTTCTTTTTTGCCTTTGGTTTTGTTT